GTGTAGATACAACCATGTGTCTTGATGCAGTTGGTGCACCAGTAATAATTGTAGCCCTAGTTGTTTCTGCATTTGTTACTGCGGAATCCCAAGAAAAAACAGCACTATCATGTATTAAACAGATTGCTTTATCACCAAAATTATCTAGTGACCACATACCAGGTTCTAATACTAAATCCCCTGATGCTGCTTCACCCCATGCTACAAAATTCGTTGTGCTGGTGACTGTATCTCCTGCACCATGTGATGCAGCAGTCGTTCCTCTAACTTCTCTAGTAACACCCGTTAATTCATTAGAAGTGCTAATACCTGTGTAAGATATTTCTTCGCTATTTATTTTTATAAAATTTGTTCCTGTGCTTGGAAACTGAGATACATCTGCTAATATAATACCAGTTGTAGTTGAAGAGTTGATAGCACCAGATAAAGTTGTTATAGGCTCACCTGCAACTTCACCACCCCAAGATCCTAATGACCAACCAAAACCTTTTGCTTGCACAGCTGGTCCTACAGGATAATAGTGTTGCACTCTGATACCACCTGATGTTGTTGCACCAGATCCTGATTCTGCTGATGGCATTGTAATAGTTAAAGTTGTGCTTGATGGCACGGTTGTTACCATAAATTTTTTATCGTTAAAATCAGACGCTGCAAAATTAGAATTAGTAATAGAGCTAAAATTATCTAATAAAATTATATCTTGTGCAGATATACCATGATCTCCACTAAAAGTTATTGTAACAGATGTTGATCCGTTGGTCGTGGTAAATGCACTTGTGAGAGTTGTTGTAGATTTAATGGGGTGTATGTCATAAAACACGCCACCCGAATATGCATATAAAATTCTGTTTGTTCCAATAATTGCATATTTTCTAGCTTTACTATTTACAAAATGATGAAGACCTCTCCCTGCACCTGTTAGTGCATCGTCTCCTAGTTGTTTCCAACCACCTATTTTTTCAGGTATGCCGTATCTAAAACGAACATTATCGCAGTCTATCCACTGTCCCTCAGCTCCTGTAGCTGAAAGTTGTTTATTTATACCTGGCTGAAAACCTATTTTTTGTAGCATAATAATCCTATAATAATCAGGCAGGAGATGGTGTGGTGGTGTATCTCCCGCCAGATTATTATTCTACTATATTATTTTGGTAATTTAAAGCCTCTCCAATGTTCTAAATCACATCCAGAGTATATTAACATATCTCCTGGTTCTAATTTTACTTCAATACCAGCTTGATTTTTTTTACCTGTTGGATCTAAATATATTGGCCAATCGTCACCACCAAGGTTTAGTGTTGTAGATATTTCACAACTGAATCTATCTTTGTGTCTAGCTAATACATCTCCTTGTTTATATATTCTAGCATAAGAATATGTTTCTGATAGTTTTAAACCTGTATGTTTTTCCATAATAGGTTTTACTTTTTGTAACAAAGTTTCCATAACTAAATCAGCATAATGTGAATAAGTATTTGGAACTTGATGATCTGTCCACACACCAAAGTACTCCGTAAATGGTGAAATGTATTTTTGATCAAATAAAAATCTAGCTACATTTCTTTTATTTATAAAATAAGCATAACAAAAATCAGCCATTTCTCTGCTTATTGCTTTTTTTAAAACACTATATTTATTTCTTTTGAACGACATTTAAAACTCCTTTCGGTATTGCTTGAATGTTCCAGTGTATAAATCTAAATGGTTTGTATCCCATATCTACAATATATTGATGTGGCATATATGATGGAAAAAATATCATTCTACCTGGTTTTGCTTTATAATGTATTTGTGAAGAAGCATGAGTAACTTTCATTTTATCTTTTTCAGGTAAGAGATTCATGACATTACCTGGTCTTGGGTCTTCAAACATAGGCATTGATGTAGATTCATCTGCTTTTAAAAAATAAAATCCAGAAATGTGTCCGTTCCAATGAGTATGTAACGTGTGATGTCCACCACCTTGTTTTGCAAATTCTTGAACCCATAACTCTGTTGTAAACACTTGATAATTTGTTAGATCAAAACCCATTTCACCTAATAAATTATGTGCTGTTGCACCAATATAATCTGTTAATTTTTTAAATTTAGGGTCACCAATTAAAGTTGTAGAATGAAATACATGACCCATATCTCCTTTATCACCAAACTTTTTATTTCTTTTTTCTATTTGTTTTTTTAAATTTTTTTTAGATTGTTTAATATACTTATCTGACGCTTTGTTTAAATCGTTAACAAATTCAGGAGCATCTGCATACCATATAGGGCATTTAAAATATTCTTCTAAGTTTAATTGTTTTGGAAAATTCATTTAAATGGCCATCCTAAATTCCAAATTACTAAACTATATCTTGATCCTTTTTTTACTGGACATACTCTATGCCATACATGTGAAGGAAAAACAACCAAAGATCCTTTTGGTAAAATTTCGTTACATTTTCTTATGTTTGGTTTTTTATCAGGATCTAAATTTCTAAAATCAAATTCTAATTCACCACCCTTATAATCTTTCGGGTCTGACAAACTAACTGTTACAGATAATTTTCTTATCTTACCGTTGGAGGGATCTTGAGGGTTTTCTGGTTTAAAGTAAGGTTTATCCCAACTGTCACAATGCCAATCATAATACTGTCCTTTTTCGTATTTTGTAAATTGACATGACTCACTAAAATCCCATTGAAAATTCCAACCAGCATTTTCATTTGCTTGATGAACATAAGGTTGAATTTCTTTATATATCCATCTATCATTCATCCAAACAATATTAGAGTCTCGTTTAGTTTTTAAATCTTTTATTTGTTTTTTGCTTAATTTTTTATTACCAAATCCACCAGTCACTGCCATTTGATCCGAAATAGATTTTCCATATTTAACTATATCATCACAAATCCTAGAAGGAATTGCTGATCCAAACCACCAATAATAATTTGTTAAGTTCATATGTCTTTATAAACTTAATATAACAGTAACTATGAGATTGTCAACGTTCCAGATACGTTGAAGGTTGCAATTTTTTGTCCACCTGGAGCTGTGCTCGTAGCGTTACATCCTGGAGCAACAGTAAATGTTACTGCACTTGGTCCTCTAACAATAACCACTCCACTACCACCTCCTGCAGAAGTGTTTGGCACGTCTTGACCACCACCTCCACCGCCACCAGTATTGGCTGTACCTGCTGTAGCGCAAGTAGGTGCACAAAATACTGTTTGACCTGTACTACCTGTTCCACCACCTCCAGCACCACCAGGTGTTGGAGATCCATATTGTGCTCCACCACTTCCACCACCACCTCTTTGAACACATGATCCTGAAATTCCTGAAGTTGCTCCTGCACCACCAGTACCACCTGGCCCTGCTGGCCCTGTAGGGGATGGACTATGACCTGAACCTGGAGCATTTCCACCTACAGCTCCTGCACCTCCACCTCCACCACCAGCTCTACGTAAAGCTGTACCAGCTGGATTTCCTTGACCTGGAGGACTTGCCTGTCCTGCACCAGTTGTACCACCTGGATTTCCTGGATTTCCTGTTCCAACTCCGCTGTCAGTGCTTCCCTGTCCACCACCAGAACCACCAGAATCACCACCTTTTCCTTCATTACCACCTCCACCACCACCAGTGGCTGTAATGCCTCCAAAACTTGAATCATTTCCAGGAATAACGGGACCAGTGCTAGGCGCACCGCCTGCTCCAATTACAATTGAGTGTGTTACAAATCCTTCTAATGTTAAAGCTGATACTCCTGAACCAAATGGAGATACTGTATAACAACCAGTAGAAGTACCAGCTGATTCTCTATAACCACCAGCTCCACCTCCACCACCTCTTTTATTTCCTCCAGAACCACCACCTGCTATTATTAAATAATCTACATCAAACTCTGCAAAGAAAGGCCACGTATCATCTTTTCTCGCTTGAAATTGACTTTGCATTGACCACACACCACTTGCTTTACTTAATTCTTTTACGACTACAATTCCTGAACCACCTGCTGCAGAAGTACCAGGGAAATTCATTGAACCTCCTCCACCACCACCAGTGTTAGCAGTTCCTGCTACTCCATTTCCACATTCATTTGGACCTGGATTTCCAGCTCCTCCACCTCCAGAGCCACCTGCTCCACCAGTTCCGCCAGATTGATGGCCTCCGCCACCTCCTCCAGCAAATGTATTACCTGGACTTAATGCACTTGCTGCTCCAGCACCACCGTCTCCAGCAACATTACCGGGTCCTCCATTCCCACCTGCAGCTCCTTTACCACCACCACCGCCGCCTCCATAGCCAGGAGCACCACTTCCAGTTCCACCTGGATTACCTTGACCACAAATACCTGTTCCTGCAGTACCACAACTTTTACCTCCACCACCTCCCCCAGAACCACCTGGACGACCTCCACAAGGATTACCACCTCCACCACCTCCACCTGTCGCTGTTTGACAAAATGCAGTTGTTGAACTTCCATCATTACCTTGAGGTGAGGGATAAGGTGTTCCTGTTCCTCCAGCACCAATTGTTATAGGGTATGCTGTTGCTCTATTTACTGAGATACAACTAACTGTTATGAAACCTCCTGCTCCTCCGCCACCACCTTGGTTGGTATTACCTGATCCTCCACCTGCAACTATTTCAGCAGATAAAAGTTGAGTTCCTGGTTGTGTAGTATGACATCCTGTAGATGTTATAGATGTAACGGTGCATTTTCCAAAAGAACTTTTATTAGAAACTCCAATTACACCGCCATTTGCTGAGCCAGATTTACTTCTTGGCATTGTGTCCTCCTACTCGGACACCCAAGCTGTGCCATTCCAATTATATTTGGTAGGTGTCTCCGATTCGTCGTTTGATTTTGTAGCTTCCCAACCTGTAGTGTTGTCAGCGTTATATTTATCTTCGTTCCAATTTATAAAATATCTAACGTCACCTTCTTCTATAATCGAAGGATATGTAATTGGTGCTTGCCAATCATCATTACTATCTAGTGACCAAGATGCAAAAGGTTGTTGTCCTAAAAATTTATCTTTCACAGGATCGTAAACCATTCCAATACCTGCGTATTGTTTTCTAAAATTATGGTTATAAGAAGTTTGTTTCCAAATACCACCTTTGAAAAAATTAATACACCATGTTTCTCCATCAACATGCATGTCTGAAGGAACACAATCGTTACCTACAACTACAACTCTTTGTACTACTTGATGTGAGTCTGACGTAAATCCTGTTGGATCTGTCATTGCTTTTAATTCTGCAAAATGTGCCATATTTATACTCCTTAAATTTATATTTTATATTTTAATCTTAACTAATTGTCAACGTTCCAGATACAGTAAATGATGCTACTTTACATCCTCCAGCTGGTGCTGGTAATGTTGCAATACTATTAGTTCCTGGTGCAACCGCTGCACATGTTGATCCTGGTACACGTACTACTACGACACCTGATCCACCATTTCTAGAAACACTAGATCCAGGGGCTGGTCCGTTAGCAGAACCTCCACCACCACCTCCAGTGTTATCACCTCCAGCAGTAGAAGTAGTGCTTGGATTTCCACCATTTCCTCCACCACCAGGTCCACCTGTTCCCGCAGAAGCAGAAGAGCCTGTTCCTCCTCCACCACCACCAGCGTATGTAACTGGAGATCCTGTAATACTATTTGCTAACCCGTTTCCACCATTTCCAGCATTAGGGTTTGCATCTGATCCAGCGGAGCCCGCACCACCACCACCACCAGAATAACCATTTGCACCACCTCCATCACCACCTGGATTTCCTTGTGGAGGACTCACTGGTGGAGTATTACCTGTACCTCCAGATTTACCTGGTCCATTAGCTCCACCACCTGATCCACCATCTGCACCACAACTAGGATAGTTACCACCACCTCCACCACCAGCTGATTCAATTCCATAAAATGAAGAAACATTTCCTGAAGGAGCTGCGTTACCTGAAGGTCCACTTGGACCACCTGCAGTTCCACCAGCGCCAACAGTTACAGAATAAGTTCCTACACCTAAATTTAAATTTGATACACAACCACAACCAAAAGATGTTCTAAAACCTCCTGCACCTCCACCACCACCGTGGTCATTACCTCCACCTCCACCACCCCCTACAATTAAATAATCTGTACTAACACCACATCCTGAATCTAATATATTTAAAGTTCCTGATGCTATAAATTTTGCTACGATGTCACCATTAGGTGCTTGAGATACTTCGTTATAATTTGGAGTTGATCCTGGTTGTTGACCACCTGGATTTGTAGCAGTAAATATTACTCCTGCACTTGAAGGTGCTCTCGCAACTACGATACCTGGGCCACCAGCACCTGCTGGCCCTCCACCGCCACCACCACCACCGG